GTAAATAGACTCGGTCCCATAATCAAATACGGAACAATAATCATAAACTGGTCATAGGTAATCATCCACGTATCAAAATAACCATAGTGCAAATACAATCTATGATAATTATATCTAATGCCGGTAAACAGTTCACCTAATGTTTCAGGCTGTGCATAGTTAATCTTATCATCTTCACCTAGCACTAAATCTTTTCTAAACGCCGCCTCTACTTTCTGATTATTATATTCTAGTCCTGGAAGTTTCCAACCAACGAACCAAGAAATTATTAAACCCCCTATAGATACAGCAAGTGTTACCCACACCAACGAGCCTGGAATTTGACTGAAAAATGGAATTGTAACGTGCTCACTCAATGCCCACAGTACTGGTATAAATGCCACTAATGTCATCACAGCTCTAACTACTTGTAAACCTAATGACTCTACTATTCTAGCAAACCTATTACAATCTTCTTGTATACGTTGAGATGCACCTTCTATCTCTTCCTTTACTGTTCTCCATCGAGGTATATAATCAAACGTCATCGCTTGACGCCATCGTAGTCCATAAATTCTAGTGAACCAACCTGTCGCTACAGCCAATAATACATAAGGGAATGCCAGTACTGCAAACGATGGTTCTCCTTCAAACCCACTAGTAACATATGATATACTAATTAACTTATCATAAAACAAAGCAATACCTTCTGCTTGTTTATCTTTATACTCGGCTGCTGTTTGTAGTAAGTTGTAAAACCCACCGTACCATGTATTAATGGCTACTGTAATTTGTACTTGTATCCATAACGAGGCAATCAATGCTGCTCCACCACCATAAGCCCATAGGGCCCACTTTTTACTTCTATAAAAAGCTCTTAACATAAAAGGTTACCTCCTAAGATATTTATCCATTTTTTGGGTAAACATTTCCGAGTACTCTAATTTGTTTGGTAGAATCTCTTTATAGTTCTCTTGGAATCCATGTAATGCAGTAGAGTAAAATGTATCTTCTTTTAACAACACAATTCTTTCTCTTAACTCCTCAAAGGATGATACTCTCTGAAAGTCCTCTATAGCATATGTATTATTCTTATCGTAATCTTTCCATACAAACGGAACTAAACCAACCGCTAGAGCTTCTGGATATCTAGACGTTGTTGCTGTCGGGTCTCGCCAATTAAAACACAAAGTACATCTGGCCTTTGACACATAACTAAACAACTCACTCCATTCCTTTATCCATGATGCCTGTCTTTTAACACCAGATGGAAAACCACCCACCAATATTTGTGTTATATCTGGATCACGATAAAGTTGTCTGATAATTTTACCACGGTCATCACCGTCTTTCATTCTACCCCAATATGCAAAATCTACTTGTGGTAATTCTGTACTCATCAAACTCGCTAGAGGATTATTAAAGAAAGCCTCTCTAATAAAATGATGTTTCATACCATGTATGTTGGCTGGAAAATCTATCTCATCTATTGTATGAAAATCTCCTAACGTAACACCTTTAAATGTTTCATTACGATAAAGTTCTTCTGTATCACCACGGTCAGACCTCCACATGATAACAGTCTTACCTTCCATGTGAGGTTTAATTTCTTCAATAAAATTATTAGATGTTTCTAAATCTCTAGGGTCTATCTGCAATGCACCATGATACCTAAACTCACTGTCACTAGGTATGACAACTACATCAGCATCTTTAAACACATCAGCATCTCGCCGTGGTTTTTTCTTTCTATCGAAACTTAAATTGTAAGAGTCGTATGTATATTCTGGATGTTGTTTCATCCATAAATCATACAAATAGAAAAAAGAATCCAACACTGTCTCTAATGGACCGGTATAGGTTACATTACTTCTCAATCTTGCACATACAATCTTCATCGTATAATATCTATCGTGTCTATGTTATCACGTTTCCAAATTTCAAGTTCTGTTCGTAAACGGCCATCAGCTTTCAAAGATTCATATCTTTTTATTGCTTTATGTCTCCACCATTGTATCACATTTTCAAGGGAATGTCTAGCCCATGTTTCTCCTTGAACTAAAGTATCTGTTTCTCTTAACAAATACTCTCGACTATTAGCATAACCATAAGTAGACATATAAAACCTTTTCTTTGTGGTAACGTTCTCTGTATCTTTTCTAAACTTCACAAACTTTTCATGTGCAGTTGTATTATATTGTTTCAAACTATTACTAATAATACTAATCATTTTCGTTTGGGTCTTGAGTTTTCTGGACGATGCATCTTTATGTACTAAAGGTTCATTTCCATTTCGGGCTTCAAACCATCTTCTCATATCGTGGTACATGGCATCTGCAAACGTCAAAAAGAATTTGGACTCCGTATCACCTTTGTATCGTAAAAAGGGTCTCATGCCATCATACATCGACCCTCCCTTAATGTTGCCATACAATGATGTGGTCTCAAACATACAGTAAGGCCCACCATACTTTTTATCCAAAAATTCCCTTACATCATGTGAACAACATATAGCCGCCATCAACTTACCACCTAGATAATTAAATCCAAATGGTTGTGCTGGCACTATTACAAACCCCATGATAGTACTAGCATTAAATCTTTGCATCTCATCTTTATCTTCTGTCTGTAATGGCCTACCTAAAAATTCATTTCTAGGTTTAGCATTAATGAGGGGTGATGCTAACTTAATGAACCCAACTATCTTACCAGAGTTCTTTTCTTGAACACACAGTTTACTATTTCTACCGGGCGGATCATCAGGAGAAAAACTAGCTGTCATCTCCAATAGATTATCAAAAGTTTCTCCTGTTCTACGAACTACCACAAAGTCCATATCTTCTGGATGCATATCAAAAGATTGAAACAAGTCATCTTCCGGACCCAATCCAAATAGTGGTGTGGGCATATCCTTGATGCGGTCTATCTTCCTACTTCTAAAATAATCGTCAATACGATTGAAGTCGGAAAAATACTTTACAAGTTTATCAGCAGCCCAATAAGAATCTTGTTCTGTCAGTATCATACAAAAAAATCTTCAAGAGTTCGTTGTGTACCGTAACTTCTATCAACCCGCCAATCAATACATTCTAATATCAACTCTATCGGATCAACAAAAGACTTTTCAAACTGTCTATCGAAATCAACCTGTTCATGTAAACCAAACTCTTTGGGCAGTTCGCTTAGAAATGCTATTACATTAGACTGTAATGCATTAGGAGTTTTGAGTAATATAAACTTTAACTTTTCACCATCCATTATTAGAGGATACTTGTGTGATAATTTATTCTTCTTTAGCAAATGATTATATATTAATGCACCTTTAATATGCATGGGTGTTCCTTTCTTAAACACACTCGACCTATCACCCCATTTTTTAATACCATTTACTGAACGAGGAAATGCCATAGCCTCTACAGGCAAAGACATAAACTCTTTACGAAAATCTTGTATGAATTTATTTACCGATCTCTCATCTTCTGTTACCATCACCTTCAGAGAAGCTTTAATCTTTTCTCTACAGGCATGAGGTGTTGATGACTTGACAGATTCTATACCCATTACCTTCAACTCTGGTTCTGCAAATCGTACACCCTCACTATCATGTACATTCAAGATGTATCGTTTCTTGGCAGTCCAGATACCTTTGTCAGCAATGACCTCTCTCGCCATCTCCATCTTCTGTTCATAGACATAAAGATATTTAGCCAGTTCTTCATAACACTCATGTATGAATGGTTCTAACTTCTCCGTAGCCACCTTATCTAAAAAGTCTACAGGGTTCTTCGGTTGAATTTTATCAATCAACTCCTTAAAACGAACATAGATAGAATCTGTATCAGATGCCACAACATAATCAACCTTCTCAGTCTCTAACAATTTATTAAGATAGTCATTAACTTTATTCTCAATCCACTTAATTGCCAACTGACCAGATGTTGTAATGGCTGTTGCCATTCTCTCATCATAATATCTAAAGTACTCATTACCAAGAGCACCATATGCACTGTTCAATGCAATCTTTCTAGCCATCTGAATGTTGTGATATGTTCCTATCTGATTAATATACTTCTTATCTTTTGTGTCCTCATACCTCTGTTTAGCCTCGAGCAAATATTTTTTAAACTTAACACGGTCAACATAAAACTTTTCCATAAGTTCGGGTAAGAACCCCCTAATGTCTGTCCTGAAACAAGCACCATTAGGAGTTACAGTTAAACCTTTATCTTCCAATATATCAGTTTCGACATCTTTAACTAATAGTTTATCTATCGAAATTGGTTTGGGGAAACGTTCCTTAATAAGAGTTTCTAACGAAATATTATACTGCATAATCAAATGTGGATACAAACTATTCAAATCAAATGACATAATCCAATCATGCTGACCCACTTGTGGTTCTTTTACATATGCACCAATATACTTTGCACCCTTATGACTCTTCCTTCTCTGTGGAATAACAATATTCTTATCACGGAGATAATTATAAATGATAACATCCCACATACGATTCTGTGAATAGACATCATTATAGTTTATCTTCGCTTCATATGCCATCGTGAACATCAACTGAATCATGCCAAGTTTATCTTCCATGGCATCAACCAATTCTACATCTTTGATGTTGTAATCAATAAACGATTGGTAATCTTTTGTATACCATTCTTTAAATGTGTCATATGGGTTGGGGTCTTTCTTCACACCCAACTCTATAAAAGAAATGTAATCTAATGTAAACGATTCTTGGTCTGTGTATGTGAACTTCTTATACAAGTCCAAATAATCCAAGCTCGACACACCCCAAATATTATATCTAGATACGTCCCTACCGAATGTTGATGTTCTTTCCTCAGTCACCACTTCCCACGGTGATAGATTGTACATCATATCCGAACCAAATAGTTTTGTAATACGATTACAGAGATATGGTATATCAAAAAACGTGGTGTTCCAACCAGTTATGACATCAGGTTTAACATTAGCCATGAACTCAACAAAACGTTCCAACAACATACTCTCATCATCACAATAGACATACTCAACATCCTCACGGGTGTTGTTGTAATCATATATGCCCCACACCATAATCTTTTTACTCTTATGGTTCTTAACTGTGATGGCTAATACTTCTTCCTCTGCCTTATTAGGATCTGGAAAACCATTCTCACTTGCAACCTCAATATCAATGGTGAGAGTTAAAATCTTATCGGGTGTCCAATTAATCAGACCTGGATAATTCTCAGCTAGATAACAATAATGGTACCTCTCCATGCCAAAGATAGTACCAGGCTGTTCTTCATAATTCTTTAGAAACTCCCGAGCCTGCCTCATACTATTCAAAGTAATAGGTTTGAGACTATGACCTTCTAAAGTTTTAAATTCTGTTTCATCCCTACTACGAGTATAAAGGGTGGGTTTATAATTAACCTTACGCTGGACTCTCCTGCCGTTCTCAATAGCTCGGATAAGAAGCGTATCACCCTTTTGAATTACGTTTGTATAGAAATTTTCAGACATATAATAATTATATCACACATTAGCCAGAAAGTAAAGTCTTTGTATCTACTTTCACATCAGGCACCACAACACCTGAACCAAACGCTTGTCTATAATTATTCTTTAAATCTTCAGCTGGTTCTGTAACAAAAACAGTCCAGTCTTTTGGTATATCTATTTCTTTTTCGGCAGCAAAAGGTACCCAAGGACCAAATCCCATTTGTACTTGATTACCTCTTCCATCTGCCATAGGGATTAACATAGCAGGACTGTCTAATGTATAAACATCTTCCTTTTCATCCAAATCTGCTACTATATCCTCTCCCGCCTTTGTACGAATTAATTTTATTGCCATAATATATAAACCTTCTTCAAAATGTTTTCTTTGATCCAATATTGTATTTCGTTTCTAAAATCCAATCATCTTTATCCCTATAAGATAAAACCTTTATCTGTGACAGTGGTGCTCTTGGTTCACTATCACCCAAAATCTTTAAAAGTCCCCAATCTTCCAACAAAACTGCTATGGAATTCCTTCTTTCTACATCATTAGCAATTAAATTTGTTGGTTTACCATCTAATGCAAACAGTTCTTTAAAATGTACTATAAAATATCTACCCTGTTTGTGTAAAATATGACAAGACTGGTATAACTTCTTCTCTTTCCTTGAGGCTACTCCGATGCGGGATAATGTTTCACGAATTTTCAAAAAATCATCTGGTTCTTCCAACTTGATTTCTAGCATCAAGTCCGGAGTCCATTCTATATCTTCCATTTCGCATCTCCATGTTATTATAATTATTTTAGATACTTCTGGAGATATTTATGATTTTTCAGTTTTTTAACAACAGTCCTGCCGGTCCTCTACCCCATACGTTTTTAAATACTGACGTTTCTAAAGTTAAATCTGGATAATCTTTATAAGTCACAAGTTCTGGAGTCTTTTCAGACACCTCTTCAAATTTTTTCAAGCCGACGATAGCTTTATCAGGTGACATATAATAGTGGTATCCCACTACAGAAATATCTTGGTCTACCCATGGTACATCATTACGTTCTCTACCATCATATGCCATTTTAGATAACAGTTCAGCATCAGATTTATCATCCAACAATATCATTCCACCTCTACCCATATTTAAATGTTTTCTATGGTGAAAACTTAAACACATTTTTGTACCTGGTATATAACTATCCTTCCTCCACATTGTAGCTGCATCAATAATTTTGGGCGTCATCTCATAATACTCTTCCCACTTTTCATCTACAAATTTCCAATTATGTTTTATCTTCTCTAACATAAAAGGAATAGAAATATATGTTTGTTTGGGTACCAAAGCTGTACTATGATTATCTATTACAAAACATAACTCCAATGCATGAGTACAACAATCTACAGCTACTGCATAAGGAGCTCCAAAATATTCAGCAATTGTCCATTCAAAGTCTGTAACATATTCTAATGGATCTTTAAGATACATACTCTTTATCTCCTGTTAAGGCATACAACCACTCCGATTTATCTTCAGACA